TGGAATAAAGCAAATGGAGTTACATTAGATTACGTTGATCCTTCTGATTTAATATATTCTTACACTGAAGATCCAAATTTTGAAGATATATACTATGTCGGTGAAGTTAAAAATTTAACTATACCAGAAATAGCAAAACAATTTCCTGAATTAACTCAAGAAGAATTAAAAAAGATTCAACAAACTAGAGGCCATCAAAGAGAACAATTGTACGGTTGGAATGGTTACGATCAAAACACTGTGCAAGTTTTATTTTTTGAATACAAGACTTATAACGAGCAAGTATTTAAAATAAAAGAAACAGAGCAAGGATTAGAAAAAGCATTAGAAAAACCTGATACTTTTAATCCACCAAAAAACGATAGCTTTAGTAGAGTAAGTAGAAAAATAGAAGTATTATACAAAGGAGTAAAAATATTAGGCAACAATCAACTTATAGAATGGAGATTAGCTGAGAACATGACAAGACCTTTTGCTGATACTACTAAAGTTGAAATGAGTTATACTATATGTGCACCAAGAATGTACAAAGGCAAAATAGAATCACTAGTTAGTAAAATAACAGGTTTTGCAGACATGATTCAATTAACACATTTAAAGTTACAACAAGTTATGTCTAGAATAGTACCAGATGGTGTATTTTTAGATATGGATGGTTTAGCAGAGGTTGACCTAGGTAATGGCACAAACTATAATCCAGCGGAAGCATTAAATATGTATTTTCAAACTGGTAGTATTGTAGGTAGATCACTTACTCAAGAAGGTCAAATGAACGCGGGTAAAGTTCCTATACAAGAGCTAGCAACTTCTAGTGGCCAAGCAAAAATAGGTAGTTTAATACAAACTTATCAGTATTATTTACAAATGATACGTGACGTGACAGGGCTTAATGAAGCTAGAGACGGTAGTGCTCCAGAAAAAGATACTTTAGTTGGATTACAAAAAATGGCAGTTAACGCATCTAATACAGCTACAAGACATTTAATGCAAGGTAGTTTATGGTTAACACTTAGAACATGTGAAAATATTTCTTTAAAAATAGCTGATTCATTAAACTTTCCACTTACTTTAAATTCATTAAAAAATTCTATATCTACTTATAACGTAGCGACTTTATCTGAAATACAAAATTTAAACAACCACGACTTTGGTATATTTTTAGAGCTTGAACCAGATGAAGAAGAAAAAGCTGTGTTAGAACAAAACATACAAATGTCTATACAACAAGGTGGTATTGACTTAGAAGATGCTATTGATATTAGAAGAATAAAAAATCTTAAACTTGCTAATGACGTTTTAAAACAAAAACGAAAAAAGAAACAAAAGCAAGATCAAGAAAATCAACAGGCTATGATTAAGTCTCAAGCTGATGCTAACGCAGAAGCTTCTGAAAGAGCTGCACAAGCAGAAATGCAAAAAGCACAAGCTTTAACAGAAAGCACCGTTCAGTTAGAGCAAGCTAAATCACAAATGGAAATACAAAGATTGCAAACAGCTTCTCAAATTAAACAACAAGAGATGCAAATACAATTTGAATACGATATGCAGTTAAAACAAGCAGAGTTAAAAGCTATGCAAGAAAAAGAAGCTTTAATAGAAGATCGTAAAGATAAAAGAATCAAAATGGAAGGCAATCAACAAAGTCAAATGATTGATCAAAGAAACAATGATTTGATGCCTATTGATTTTGAAAAACAAGGTACAATATAAGTATCAATTAATTAATTTTATATTATTATATTATGTCAGAAACAAAAGAAACAAAACCTGAGGTGACTCAACCAGTTGCGTCAGAAGGCGGGGAAATGAAGATGAAATCAAAACCTAAGCCAAAAAAATTTAAAGCTACAAAAGAAGAGCCAGTTAAAATTGATCTTTCAAAAGTAGACACTTCGCTAGAAGCTAACGCTAAAGTTGAAGCACCTATAAAAGTAGATTTAACAGAAAAAAAAGAAACAGATGCCATTCAAATCGGAGAAACAGAGACGGTGGATGTGGGCGAACAAACCGGAGATGGCGAAATCGTGGACATTGGAGGAACAACAACCGTTGAAAAGCCCAGCTCGCCTATTGAAGAAGTTGCCGAGATGGAAGAAAAGCAAGTACAAGAACCAGTAGCGCAACCAAAACAAGTTCAACTACCTGAAAACATAGAGAAGCTAATTGACTTTATGAAAGACACAGGTGGTACGGTTCAAGACTATGCTAGATTAAATGCAGATTATTCTAATGTTAGTGAAGATGCATTATTAAAAGAATATTATAAAAAAGCTAAACCACATTTAGACGCAGAAGAAGTTGATTTTGTGTTAGAAGAAGCGTTTAGTTTTGATACAGATATTGATGAAGAGCGAGACATCAAAAAGAAAAAACTCGCTAAGAAGGAAGCTGTTGTAGAAGCACGTGAATTTTTAGAAGACTTGAAAAAAGAATATTACGACGAGATCAAGATGAGACCGGGCGTAAATCAAGAACAACAAAAAGCCATGGATTTTTTCAACCGTTACAACGACGAACAACAATTAGCTACGCAAAAGCATGAGCAATTTATTGACAACACTAAACAGTTTTTTACTAATGATTTCAAAGGTTTTGATTTCGAGGTTGGTGAAAAAAGATTTAGGTATGGTGTCAAAGATCCTAATGCAGTTGCAGAAAATCAGTCAAATTTAAATAACTTTGTCGGGAAGTTCCTAGACACAGAAGGTAATGTTAAAGATACGAAAGGTTATCACAAAGCTATGTACGCTGCTCAAAATATAGACAAAATAGTAAATCATTTTTACGAGCAAGGGAAAACAGATGGTATTAAAAATGTAGTTGAAGGATCTAAAAATCCATCAGCAACAGTGCGTCAAGAAGGCACACAAGATATATTTATCGGTGGACTTAAAGTTCGAGCTATAGACGGAGTAAGTAGTTCAAAACTGAAAATTAAAACAAGTAAATTTAACAATTAAAAATTAAAAAAAAATGGGTGTATTAAGTCCTCAATTTGGAAGTTTAGTACCTTCACTACAACCTCAAGCTTTAGTAAGCAATTACTTAAACTTTAACAGTGGTACTGGAGTAGACTTCGCACAACAATATCTACCGGAAATATATGAAGCAGAGGTAGAGCGTTATGGAAACAGAACGTTAAGTGGCTTCTTAAGAATGGTTGGCGCTGAAATGCCAATGATGTCTGATCAAGTAATTTGGTCTGAACAAAACAGATTACATATATCTTACGAAAACGTAACTTGTGGTAATGGTGCTACAGATAATACTTTAACTATTCCTTTAGTTGCAGGAAGTGTTTTTAACACTATTTTTGCTAACATGACAGTAGTAATAATGGATCCTAGTAATCCTTCATTTACAGTAAAAGCCATAGTTGTAAGTTCTAATGCTGCGACTGGGGTTGTAGTAGTTGAACCTTACACTAGAACATCAGTTAATGCTGGTGGTGCTAATATAAGTGGTTTAAAAATGTTTGTATATGGTTCTGAATTTGCAAAAGGTTCTACACTAGGAACTTTATCAGGTCAGTCTATTCAACCTCAATTAACTACTTTTAGTAACAAACCAATCATTATCAGAGACAGATACGCTGTAAGTGGATCTGACACTGCTCAAATTGGATGGGTTGAAGTAGCTGCTGAAGATGGAACTTCTGGATACTTATGGTATTTAAAAGCTGAAGGTGAAACTAGATTACGTTTCGAAGATTACTTAGAAATGGCAATGATTGAAGGTGAACTAGCTTCTACTGGTCAAGTTGCTAACATAATCGCTGCTGTGCCTTCATTTGGAACTCTTGCAAACGCTGGAGCTGGATCAATAGGTACTGAAGGTTTATTTGCTGCTATTAACAATGGTGGTAATGTACTTTCTGGTTATGCTGGATCTTTACAGGATTTTGATTCTGTATTAGAGAATTTAGATTCTCAAGGAGCTATTGAAGAAAACATGCTTTTCTTAGATAGAAAAACTGAGTTATTATTTGATAACATGTTAGCACAACAAAACTCTTACGGAGCTGGAGGTACATCTTACGGTGTATTTGAAAACTCTGAAGATATGGCGCTTAACTTAGGTTTCTCTGGATTTAGAAGAGGTTCTTATGATTTCTACAAGACTTCATGGAAATACTTAAACGACGCGTCAACAAGAGGTGGTTCTGCTGGATTTGTTAACGGTGACAACATTGATGGTGTATTAGTTCCTGCTGGAACTTCTACAGTATACGATCAGTTACTTGGAACAAACATCAGACGTCCTTTCTTACACGTAAGATATAGAGCTTCTCAAGCAGATGACAGAAGAATGAAATCATGGTTAACTGGTTCAGTTGGCGGTGCTCAAACTTCTACTTTAGATGCAATGGAAGTAAACTTCTTATCTGAAAGATGTTTATGTGTACAAGCTAGAAATAACTTCGTATTATTTACAGCTTAATATTTATTGTAATATTTACCCTCGTAAAAACTACGGGGGTAATTATTACTCTTATATTTTTTAACTATTTAATTATATTATATTATGTCAAAAACAAAAGAGCCTAAGGCTAAAAGCACTTGGGAAATAAAAGATAGAAACTATTTTTTAACAGGAGATAAAGAACCTTTAACATATACATTAAAATCAAGACATACGGAAAAATATCCGTTGTTGTATTTTGATCCAGAATCAAACACGCAAAGAGCGCTAAGATATGCTACTAATCAAAACTCACCATTTATAGATGAACAAAAAGGAGAAGTTACATTAAAGCATATTATGTTTAAAGACGGATCTTTATTTGTACCTAAAGAACAACAAGCTTTACAAAAGCTTTTATCATTGTATCACCCAGATTTAAATGGTAGATACGCAGAATTAAAACCGCAAGCTATTGCTCAAGATGAATTAGTTGATCTACAACTAGAGATCATAGCATTAAACGCTGCAAAAGATATGGACGTAGAACAAGGAGAAGCAATTCTAAGAGTTGAAATGGGATCAAGTGTTTCTGATTTATCGTCTAAAGAAATAAAAAGAGATTTATTATTACTTGCAAAAAGAAACGCTAGATTGTTTATTGATTTAGCTAAAGACGAAAATGTAATGCTAAGAAACTTTGGCATTAAAGCAACCGAAGCAGGTGTTATAAGTTTATCTCAAGATCAAAGAACCTTTGTTTATGGTTCAAACAAACGTAAATTATTTACAATACCATTTGATGAAAACCCTTACTCAGCATTAGCTGCGTGGTTTAAAACAGATGAAGGAGTAGAAGTTTATAAAACTATAGAGAAAAAAATCTCTTAACCTGTAATACTAATATAGGGTCCGTTCACTCGGGCCCAATATTATAATAAAAATATTCAAATGGCAATAAACGTAAACGCTGTATATAAAACAGTATTATTAATACTTAACCAACAACAGAGAGGATATATGACTCCTGATGAGTTCAACAAAGTTGCGACTCAGGTTCAGTTGAATATATTTGAAAAATACGAAGACGATTTAAATCAGATGTATCGTGTGCCGCAAAATGACACTGAATACGCTAATCGCGTAAAAAACATTGAAGAAAACTTACAATTCTTCCAAAGAACAGGCACCACAGCTGGTGCAAATCCTTTTACATTAGTGCCTACTGATATATATAGACTAGGTACTGTAATGTATAAAAGCGTAGAGCTAACTCAATATGCTCAAAGAAATGAATTAATGCAAATTCTAAAATCTCCTTTAACACAACCAACAGCTACTTTTCCTATTTATTTATACGAGAATAATCAATTATTTGTTTACCCTACAAGTATAATAACTCCAGGTGATGTTACTTTTTCGTATTTAAAAACACCTGCAGACGTTGTGTGGGGTTATTCAATTGGAGCACTAGGACAATTCTTACACGCGTCAGGTACGTCAACTAATTTTGAATTAAATATTTCAGAACAAACAAATGTTATAACTAGAATATTAGCTTATGCTGGAGTTATAATAAACGATCCTACTATAATACAAGTAGCACAAGCAGAAACACAGCAAGAAGAACAAAACTCAAAAATGTAAAACATGGCAAGACCTGACGGTGGATTAATCCAAGAAACAAACTTACAATATTACGCGGGCGCGCAGATTATATATACCTCAGTTGCTGCAACTACTGTTTATACATTTACCTTTAACACACAGTTAAGCTTAGGTAGCTCAACAAGTTGGGCGCCAACAGATCCTGATTTTGGTTTAAACAATTTTAGAATATACACTAGTCCTAATGGTATTAATGGTTGGGTAGAATATATAACAACGTATACGTTGGTAAATGGACCAACTGGAAGTGTAATAACTTTAGCTGCTCAAAACATAGGTACTTATGTAAAAGTACAATTAAAAGCAGATGCGGTAGCTAACAACTATGGAGGTTATCAATACACTAGTTTAAATGATATAGTTAATAATTTTATTGTAGGTTATGTTGGCCAAGATAAGCTTATACCTAGAGTTAATAGAACTGATGTTATATTTCATGCTAAACGTGGTTTGCAAGAATTTAGTTTTGACACGTTAAAAAGTATTAAATCACAAGAGTTATCAGTGCCGCCAAGTTTAGGTATTGTTATACCTCAAGACTATGTTAATTATGTTAAGTTATCTTGGGTAGATACATCTGGAGTTAAGCACACTATATATCCTACTCAATTAACAAGCAGTCCATCAAACGCTCCTGTGCAAGATCAACTAGGTAATATAATACAAGATAATTTTTCTGAAAACATAGACGGTACTTCTGTAACAAACGAAAGATGGCAAAGTAATAATACGGCTAATATAACAGGTTTAGGTTTTGTAAATTCAAATGCTCCTGAAGTTTGGATGTATGATTGGTGGGGAGAAAATGCTTGGGGTGCTGGTGGTTACTATGGTCAAAGATATGGAGGTGATCCAGTTAACATGCAAATGAATGGTTGGTTTAATATAGATGAAGCTAGAGGTACTTTTAACTTTTCAAGTGATTTAGCAGGTAAGTTAATAATATTAGAATATATATCAGACGGACTTGCTTATGATTTAGATACTAAAGTACCTAAAATGGCAGAAGAAGCAATGTACCAACATTTACTATATAGTATATTATCAACAAGAAGAGACACTGTTCAAATAGCTCCACAATATAAGCAACAAAGATACGCTGCTTTACGTAATGCTAAAATAAGATTATCAAATATAAAATTAGACGAAATTGTTCAAGTAATGAGAGGTAAGTCTAAATGGATTAAACACTAGTACATGGCAGAAATTAAAAATACTTTTCTCAAGCAGAAAATGAATCAAGATATTGACTCTCGATTATTGCCTAACGGTGAATATAGAGAAGCCATAAACTTAATGATTAGTAGATCTGAAGGATCAACAGTTGGTGAGTTTGAAAACGCTCTTGGTAATACTTCTATACGTAGTTTAAACGAAGATAATGCTGTTATAATTGGTCATTACGTAAATGAAACTACCAATAAAGTTTATTTATTTGCTACCGCTTACAACGAGGTTAACGGAGTTAGATCTGTTGGCGCTGATCATTTTATATATGAATTAACTTTAGAAGGTTCTTATAATTTAGTAACTTTAGTTACTGGTAATTTTTTAAACTTTAATCAGTCTTTTCCAGTTATAGGTATTAATCTTGTGGAGGATTTATTGTTTTTTACGGATAATTTAAATCAACCTAGAAAAATAAATATATCTTTAGCTAACCCTTCGCAGTTAGCTGTACCTACTCATTATACTAACGAAGATCAAATATCAGTAGCTAAATATGCTCCTTGCGAGCCAGTTGTTGTTATGGATAGAGTAAACATAAGATTAACAGTAGCGGCTGTAGGTTTAACAACTAGTATTACTGTTGACACTGTTACGGGTTTAAAAATAGGTGATTTTATTTCTCCATTTGAAACAATTAATCCTGCTGATTTTCCAACCCCTTTATCACAATGGAATAAAGCAAATAAAATTATAGCTATAACAAATAATGTTTTAACCTTATCAGAAGGTATGACTGCTCCTAATAGTTTTAAGTTAATAGCCCAAAGATCTACAATGACTAATAAAACGTCTGTGTTTGATTCTAACGGCGCTGAGGTTACAGCTACAGTTGCTGGTAATAATCCATTTGCTTTAACTGCAACTTATACTTTTAATGTTTTAGGTACTAATTTTTCTCCAGACATAATACCAAAGCCTGGAGATATAGTTACTGGTACTGGTATAAACTCAAACACAACTATTCTTACTGCCACAGCTACTCAGTCAGTCACGCTCAATGATCAAAACTTTGTAACTTGGGTAATAACATTATCTAAAACAACTACAATAGCTAATGGCTCTGGAAATGTTATACAAATAGCTGTTAATCCAGACTATGATGCTAATTGGCAAGGTGATGCTGCTTTTTTAGAAGATAAATTTGTAAGATTTAGTTATAGATTCAAGTTTGAAGATAACGAATATTCTTTAATGGCTCCATTTAGTCAACCTATGTTTATACCTAAACAATATAGTGAGTTTGGTGCTGGACAAAATCCAGATTTTGTTGATATGGATAATGCTTATAAGTCAACAATAGTCACTTGGTTTGAAAACAATATAGACAACATAGTGTTAAAAGCACCTATGCCTTATAACAATCCGCAAGGTATGTTAACAAATCTTTTAGCTACAGAAATAGATCTATTGTATAAAGAATCTGACGCGCTAGCTGTTAAAGTTTTAGATACTGTTAGGTTTGTTGATTTAGCAAGTAATTCTTTTTCAGCAATAACATATGTTGATCCAATACATGGTGATAATGCTGTTCAATATTTTTATAACTACAATTACTCGTCTAATAAACCATACAAAACTTTACCTGAAAATCAAACAACAAGAGTTTATGATAAAGTTCCTATAAAAGCTTTAGCTCAAGAAATGATAGGCAATAGAGTTGTATATGGTAATTACGTAGACAAACATAGTAGCCCTGATTCAATACCATTTAGCGCATTAATCAGCGATAAAAGACCTTATAATGATAATTTTATACAATATCCTTATCATAACTTAAAACAAAATAGAACTTATCAAGTTGGTTTTATATTATCAGATAGATATGGTAGACAGTCGGATGTTATATTGTCATCTTATGATAACGTTGACGGTGTTAACGGTTCAACTGTTTTTGCCCCGTACAATACTATTACAGAACAAATAAATAATCCTATAATAGATTGGTTAGGAACTTCATTAAATATAAGAATAGACTCAGCAATAGGTCAAGCCACTACTGGTGGTCAACCTGGAATATGGAATGCTACAACAAATCCACTTGGTTGGTATTCTTATAAAGTAGTTGTAAAACAACAAGAACAAGAGTATTACAATGTTTATCTACCTGGTTTTGTAAATGGTTTGCCTATAACAGGAACTGATGAAGAAAACAAATCTTCTTTTTCTGTATTGCTTAGTGATAATATTAACAAAGTACCTAGAAATTTAAACGAAGTAGGACCTACTGACACAGAATATAGCAGCAGTGAAATATTATATATTAGAGTAAACAATCCAAACATAAATAAAAAATTAAATAGACCATACGGTTATCCATTAAAAACTTCTGCTTGGAATCAACAATATTATCCAGGTCTTTTAAACCAAGAAGTGTTATCAATAGCTACTGTTAAAGATATGGAAATATCTGGTATACCTTTTAAA